CGCAGTAGCTTGAGCCGCAGTTTGTTGTTGTTGCAACTGGCGTGAACGCTCAAGGTCAGCCAAACTTTGGTCAGTAACAGCCTGAGTATATGGATTCATATACTGCTGAATATTTTGGTTCAAGAATGAGGCCGCATCAATATCTCGAACATTCGCCCTTGCTTCTGGAGCAATTTGTCCCAATGCTTCTGAAGCCACATCTGCACCAGAAACACCTTCAAATCCAACATCACGAGCGCCAGTTCTTGCGGCTTGTGCGGCTTTAACTTGTTGTGCCCTAACATCACGAACAGCATCTCTAGCAAGTTGGGCCGCCTGTGAATTAGCCGCTGTGTATCCTTGCCCACGAGATTGTGCCGCTGTGTAACCTTGGCCTTGTGCTAAAGCCGCATTAACATCACGGGAGGCGACCTGTTGAGGCGAATAATTTGCCGCAGTAGTAGCCTGACCAAAAGCCTGGCGCATACCAGCAAATGCTTCACCACTAGGATCTGCAAATTGACGGGCAAGATTAAAACCAGCTTGTTGGTCAGGATTAAATCCTGCAAACTCTCTTGCCTGTAAATTACCCGCAACACCTTGAGCGCCTTCAACGTTCTTTAAGAACGCATCACGCATCGCAGGATCAAGTTGTGACGTTTGTTGACTTGAACCACCAGACATAATTACACCTCCGTAGAAAGCCAATAATGTGTTGGCTTCATGTTAAATTTGGATACAAAAGTTCTAGACCATCCCCTACGACCTGTTAGGGTGATCTTTTGGCATCCCATGTGTTCAGCGAACTTTTGAATATGGGGGGTAAGTGTCTCTAGTTCTTCTAGATTACCACCTGCCAAAAATATATGCAAAACCTTCATTCTTGGAAAGTTTTGAACCTGAGTGACAACAGCACTATTCTCACTAGGCCATAATTGCATCGTACAACTGTTAATACAGTCGGCTACGTCCTGCATATTATGTGTGTTATCGTATTCTAAAGCAGGTTCAAGTATTTTTTCTACTTTTTGAAAAGATACAGCCCATAATGGTAATTCACCATTAATCTTGTACTTTTCGTAGTCAATCATCTCAAACTGCCAGGTTTACCATCAAACCTAATAACTCCAACACGCCAATCAGCTAATCTCACTCCCTCAATCTTTGCGGCTATTTGTCTTCCGCTTATACGTACTGAAGTAGGGCTTGCCATTGAATATGGGCCAAAGTTATATTCAGTTGTGTTTGGGTAGAACTTAGTGCTAAACCGCACCTGTACATCACCAGCGGTCTTTTCATCTGGAATTAAACCAGTAAGACTCATGGTTCTATCACCTACTCCCAATTCAACAGGGCCAGATTTAGCATAAATTGTTTGGGAATCATAAGCAAATCCAACCTCATGCTCATAAACATATCCATCAGTAGAAATCATAATTGGATTGGGGAATATGCCTCTATCAGTACCGCAGGTACGAGCTAGAGTTCCAATTGACCAATGATTTTCTCTGTAGTTATATGTTACGTATGAATCAACTTCATTTGATGCTGAACTTGGATAAAACCACCAAATCTCACCATAAGTAGAGTTGTGAACTGCATAAACTTTAGATGATTGAGATAAATTTATATTGTTAAAAACATAATCTCCAACATCAGACAACAATGGTTTTATATATCCATCATAAATCCAAAACCCAGAGCCAGACATCCAAATACAAGCATTATCAGTAACAGCAACAGATTGCTTAGAAATTACACCGCAACCAGTGCCAACACGCTCAAAACTAAAAACGAAAGGAGGGCCAATGTATGTGGCAGTGTGTACATCAACATCAGTAAACAGAATAGTAGCACCACGGATGCGTTTAGCGCACATCAAAGAGCCAATAGTCGTTAAATCAAAGTCGCCAGCTTGATTGGTAGCAGCGGCAGTCCATATCGTATTGTTTTCCTGATCTGACCAAGCAACCTTTCTTGGATTGCCAGAAGCGCCTAAAGCAAATAAGAATCGTTCTTGAGTAGTAATTAAACCAGTACAACTTGTTGGTGCGTTTGCAATTACCGCAGCATCATTGGCTGTATTTAATTGCCACTCAAGCAATCTTCCATCTTTTGTTGAGCAAGCAACTAAATACTCACCCCATGTATCTAGGCTCCATGTGGTAGCAGGGGTAAATGCCCCCAAGTCTGGTCTTGCAACGCCATAAGCAAAACTACCATAGGTGCTATATCCATAACCTATTTTTTGAACTGCACTTGCATCACCAACAACTAAATCTGTGGGTGTAATGTCTGTTAATGTACCAGCCTCATTCATTGAATAAAGCTTTGAATGTGTACCAACCCCGATACGTCTGTTATTTGTGTTGTCACGCCAAGTAATTACGCCACGAGCCAATCCCGTCATTTGAGAGCTTGATCGCTTCCTCCAACCGCCAACAGGACGAATAGTGCCGTCAAACCAACGAACTAAATTGGAATCGTTCCAACGCCCTTTAGACTGGTAATCAGTACCATTTTTAAATACGCCTGGAGGAATTTGTAGTGGAATATAAGCCATGTTGGTATTCTATTGTGTAGGCAGGTTAGACACAAACGTCATTGTAGCAATGGCTGATGGGATTGCTGGCCTTGTTGGGCTTGAACTTGTGGGGAATGCCTCAAGAGTGACATCAAGACTTGTAACTCTTCCAACAATTTCAATGTAGTCACCTGCTGATAGGCTTTCAATGAAGTTTAGTGCCGCAACGATGTGTGATGCGTCACCAGTAGACTTACGAGCAGGAACATGGAAGCGACTATTTGAGTTAGCAATATTGACACCATTCTTGCGAAACCAAATATCAAAGTCTTGACCATCGTTACTTACGTTCTTGATTTGCAAGGAAAACTGCAAGTTCCAAATACCATCTAAAGCAACTGTTATTCGTGAGTCACTAGTAATGCTCACGCCATTAGAGAAATCTGTACTTGGAAAAAAAACAGGGTAGGCATCAGTTGTACTGGTGGCAACTTGGTCTGTTTCGTTATGAAAAACTCCGTAAGGAAAGTTAATGTACTTGCCACCCCTTGGGCCAAAAACAGACTGAACTGAATTAAGTAACTTAGTAAAAAACAACCTCAAAAGTCCATTGTTTTGATTCTGGACACTTTGTGAATAAACAATCCCCGATGTACCCAAAGAAGGTATAGCAGGAATGTCTAGTTGTTGTTTTACATTAGCCATTACTTTTTAAGCCATGTCTGCCAAACTGCACCCGCAGCAATCACTAACCCGCCAATCCACAAAACTGGTTGAGCAATAGATGCTATCCAGTTAAGAACCTTAACAGCACCCTTGGCAGCGTCAATAGCAGTTACAAGATCTTTAGTGTTCTTATCTATTTCATCTACCTTTGCTTCAACAGCTAGTAGACGCTCATAGATTTGCTCATGGCTTACATTGTTCATGGTGCATCAGGCCAAGTAATAGTCCAAGGAAATCCTTGTTGTGAAGAAATATCACGTAAGGCTTGACGATATGTAGCCCAAGCTTGTTTGTCAACTTGAGCATCAAAATCTTCTACTTGTGTATAGTCAGACTTAACCAAAAGATCATTTCGTGTTGATCTAACGTCATCTGCTTCTTTAGCTGTTCTTTCAGCAACTTCAGATTCTGTTGCAGAAACAATAGACCATACTTGCGTCAAAACACCATCTATAAATTGTGGAGTTTGCTCAACAACGCTTTGAAGATGATTCTCAACTGGTTTTTCAATCTGTTTTACTTTAACAGCACCATAACTTTTTATGATGTCTTCGTTATAGATGCTAGGAAACAAAACATCTGGATAGTCATTTCGCATCTCTTGCCATGACCAATAAGGTTTTTCAACCACACCATTTATAACTTTTGCAAACATTTTATCTCCCAATTCCAAATATTACACTGACCAAAGAATTAGTGCCTCTATCTGTCATAGATATAGCGTCACTAATTGAGGATGTTGTTTGTGTGTATATTTTGTATCCAAGATAGTAAACATTGCTTGTACCAGAGATAAATTCTGCTCCAGAAAAAGTAATGTCTGTACCTGGCGTAATTCCATCGCTACCTTTAAAAAAGGCAAAACTAACTGGAACACCTTCTAAATATGAGTTTCTTGATGCGTCTATTAGTGTTTGTGTTGCTGGCGCTGATGTTGTGTCAAATTCAAAAAGTTGGCTTACGCTTGATCCACCACTAGTACCACCATCTGCCCTAAAAACTAAAAGAATTTTTTGATTTTCAGTTGAGTCCATTCCAGTTAAAGTTGAACCAGCATCTGTTAGCAACAATATTCTTTTTAGAGAAATAATACATCTAGTAAATGTTGCAGCATCTGATAAATCTTCAGCTCCAACATATCCACTTGGAACTACTGAAGTTGGCAAAACAGAACCATGATCTGCATAATCAAATAAAATTACACAATCACCAGGCAATACGTTACTAGGAACAGTTATGGTGCTAGAAGACGATACTGAAGAAGAAACTAATCTTAAATTGCTAACATTAACATCTGTAGAAGGGAAAGAAACTGTATCACCCCAAACAATTCTTACTACGCCAGAGCTACCATTAGCTCCTAAATCTCCGTTACCACCTGCCGCCCTAGCGCCACCACCACCGCCACCAAAATTAGGACTACTGTTAGTATCTGATCCACCTAAGTAAGATCCAATATCTCCAGTTCTTGTTGAAGCAGTAGCACTCTGAGTTCCTGCAGCTCCATTTGATCCAGCTCCATAATAGAAAGTGCCACCACCACCACCACCAGTTCCTGTTAATGCAGAGCCTGTCCATCCATAAAAGCCACCACCGCCACCACCGCCAGAACCTGCTGTAGGTGAAGTTGTGCCAGAGCCACCAGCACCGCCAGTACCAGAATAACCGCCTGCGCCACCGCCACCGCCACCACGATCATTGGCGTTTCCATTGCCACCAGCACCGCCAGCGTTTTTTGTATCGCCAACAGATGTAGCTGTAACTCCACCAGCACCACCATTTACTGCGGTTGAACTTGTACTTCTTGTTCCACCAGAACCGCCTTTTGCTAATAATAAATTTGTACCACCTCTAGCAATATAAGATTGACCGCCAGCACTTCCGCTTGTTGCGCTAGTTGTGCCACCATTACCACCGTCTCCCTTAGCGCCAATTCCAACAGTAAGTGTCTCGCCAGGCGTTACAGAAATACTATTTGAGTAAACAAATGCGCCACCACCACCACCACCTGCTGATGCAGTAGCAGTTCCGCTAGTACCACCACCACCACCACCACCACCAATTGCCAATGCCGAAATAGAAGTTACACCAGTAGGGACTTCAAATGTGTATGTTTCCCCACCATTACCAGTATTAAACAATAGGCCACCAGCAGGTCCTGCCGCTGCACTAGAAGAGGATGTTTTTATTGATCCAAACATAAAAATCCTTATGGAGTGTAATTTTGAGCAACAACAACACCATACCAGTTTGTGCCGTCAGCAAAGAACGACAAAATATCTTGTCTGCTTCCAACAGCAGTTATTGTTGGTGCAGTTCCTCCAGACCATTTAACACTACTAAAGCTACAAGTGAAACCACCTGTGCCTGATTTCAAAAAGACAATAAAACTTTTTCCTGCAGTTGCCGTAGGCATTGTTACTGTGCAGTTATCAGTTAATGTAATTATTTGAACTGTTCCATTAGCTAGATCCAATGTAATTGCAGTTGAACTATTGGCAGAAAATGTACCTTCTGTATAGTTTGTTGCAACAACTGTAGTAGCAGTAGCAGTGGTAAAAGTACCAGCAGCCGCTGTTGTGCCACCTATCGCTACATTGTTCATTGTTCCCGCAGTTGCAGGATTTATTGTGAGGGAGCCAGTTCCTGTTGGCGCAATAGATACTGATGCATTGGCAGGATTGATGTTGGTTGCAACATCTAATGATAAAACGCTTCCACCACCCGCACCCCATGATAGTTGACTTGTGCCACTAGCGTTTCTTAATTGAGCACCGCTAGAATTAACAGCATCAACAAAAGGTGTAACGACTTTTGTGCTACCAGTAACTATTGTTCCTGTAATAGCCGCTGCCGTTGTCCCACCAATTGCAGGTGGGCTTGCAAGATATGTTGATACGCCAGTTCCCTGTAATGTTCCAACAACATTTAAAACTTTGCCAGAGCCGACATTTAGGCCAACACTGGTTCCAGTTCCATTAGCTGTAAATAAACCATCTACAGTGTCTAAGTCGGTATTGATCTTAGTACCCCACGAGTCTGTAGAAGCGCCTACCTCTGGTTTGGTAAGACCTAAATTTGTGGTTGTAGTATCAGCCATTTTTCACCTCATGCGGCAATTTGCCATGATTCACTGTTATCAGAAATTTCATTCCATGTCTCTGGAGTATTTGATACATCCGTCCATGTTTCGCTAGTATCGTTTTCATTTTGCCACTTCTTTTCGGCAGCAATAATAAAATTTGACACGCCATCAAACTGAACACCAGAAAACTGTACTTTTTGACCAAATATAGACGCATCACTAATGGCATCCATTGAAACTGATGCATTCAAAATGACAGAAGAATCTACTGTCATTGTTGCTTCTGAAGCTACAGTTGCAGAAACAAACGCAATTTTTACTGCGTCAACAGAAGCACTAGATACGCAATTAAACGTGACAGAAGCCGATGCTACTTGTTGTGAACTAATTGAAACAGCACTTTGAGCCGCAATCGTTAAAGAGCCAGTAGTAACAGCACCAGAACTAATTGATACAGAGCTAACGCCAGAGAAAACAACATCCCCAAGGGTTACTCCATAAGAGTAATTCCCTCCTCCGTAATAACCAGATCCGTAAGCAGCCATATCAAGTCAAAGTTATATCTAAGCTTCCAGCAGGAATTCTAAACACATCACCATCATTAATTGTTCTATCAGCAGTCAAAGCAGCCCATGCCAACATATTGCCACCAGTAGACGCATCAAATACTGCTGCCCAACCAATTGTTCCCCAGTTGCCACCAGAGGCCGCATCAAATTCAATTGAAGCACTATTTGTGGCAAGTGTTGGAGATGTTCCAGAAACAGTTATTGTTCCAGTAACTTTACGGGCATAACCATTTCCTGACACCTCTGTGCCACCGCCAGTATCGCTAGGAGCGGCAGTAAACAATCCTACGTACCAAGCAGTAGGACGAGTTGCTGAACCCGTTGTAAACAAATATGTTAGTACAAGATTTTCGGTGTAATCATTAAAAGATGACATTTTTTATCCTAAAGATCGGGCACGAACAATAGGTGTAGAAGCAACAGAAGCCCTTTGATCTGCTATTTCTATGTCGCCAATGGAGTTTGAATACAAAGTACTCCACACAGCAAGACGTTCATCGTCTTTCAAATATGGAGATGCCTCAAGCAATGCACCATATAAGTACAAGTCTGGGGCGTAAGCAAGAAGCCAGTTGCTTGTGTTTGAATCACTCAATACTGGAATCTTACCATAATAAGTTAATTCACCCGTATAACTACCATCAGGAGTTGGAATTACTTGAATTTGCGTTCCAATAATTGTATAAAACTGAGGCTTTCCACTTGCAACATACTGTGTTGAAGATCCATAGTCACCCTGATTTTGGGTGACATATTGCAAATATGTAATTGGATTCGTATTTAACTGAAACTCTTTTGCCTGTAAAAAATCAGCAGGAAAAGCAAAATATTGAGTGTCTAAAGTGGCAGTAGCCCTTTTTACCATCTGGCGAACACGCAATTTACGATTAAATTTTGCCTCTGCCAATGTGATAAATGAAGGAATAACAGAAGTCAAATCATCCCGATTAAGATAATCAGCTATGGTTGTCTTCAGTCCACTGTAGGTGTCAATTGCCATTTTCTACATCCCTACACATTAATGTGTGTTCATGTTTATACTCAAATGTGCCAATATGGTGGATCTGTTTTGAGAGATCCTGGTCAACATAAGTTTTATGCCCATTCTGGGCGGCTCTACGGCAAAACCATACATCTTCACCAATATAGTCTTCCGCAGCGGGAACCCAAGGGATAGCAAACCAAGGATATTCCATAGATTTGTAGACTTCGGATTTGACAAGCATTACACCCATCCCGCAGTAGTCTACATCAACAAGTCCAGTTGAATCGTCCTC